TTAATTAATTTGAGAAGTTCTTTTTCCGTTAGGAAACAGTTGATGTAATCCCCACCTATAAGGTGGTAAACATCAGATTTGATGTGTACAAGTTGCATAATAAATGGTTTTAGGATTCAAATATAAACCCTTTTTTATAAATAAAAAAATATTTTTGGCTAATTATAAAAAAATATATCCAGCCAAATGTCAAGTTTTTTGCGCAATTTACTTGACAAATTGAGCCAAATAAGTTTAATAATCGGCTCATTGACGGCGATCATCGCCGTTAAAAAGTAAGGCTATAAACTGACAAAAATTCTATAAAAGTCAGCTTATAAACTGACATATTTGTCGCTCATTTTGTTACAAATATTATAAACAATGTGACTTGTATCTAACAAATGCACATCAAAAAGTGCATTTTATGACACATTATGCAATAAATTGTTGCTAAAAAAAGAAACCCCCTGTACTTACAGAGGGAATCTTAACCATCTATTATGAATTACAAAGTAACCAACTAATCCCAATATAATCAAATAAAACCATCGTTTGAATTTCCTCAGACTTTCCACCTTGTCATTAGCCTGAGTTAACTCTTTGTTTAACTTAGCTATTTCTTTTTCATGCTTTTCCTCATGCATATTATATTCTTTAATATAATCCTGCATTTCCTTTTGGTGTGCTATTTTTAAAGATTCGATTTTAGCGGTATTTTCCTGCGTTTTAACGACCTCTTTTGTTTTTGTGATAGTCTGTACAGGTGGACATACAAAAGTGAAATTTGAGTCCTTAAAATGCACTACAACCGTATCAGGAGTTGCCTGAACTGTATCTATGATCAAAACTTCTTTAATTTCCTCTTTTATAGGGTATTTTTCAGCACAGGTTTCAGCAAGTTTCTTCTCAGAAAGGCATCCTGTTAATATTAAACTAAAGAGTAATATCTTCTTCATTTTCTAGAAAGTTTACTCCGTTTACCCATCCCTGCAAATAAATGTGAATATCTAAACCTTCAGGATTCATTACCTCAATAGGTTTATATTCAAATTCAGCCTCCAATAATTCTTTGGCAGCTTCGTTCAGTTTTTTAAGTCCCTCTTTATTGTATTTGTATTCGCCCTTCTCATCTAAGATCAGATTACCATCCTTGTCCACAGATGCATTGTCCAATCTTAATTCACCGATCTTTTCCTGATAGGCATCATAATGCTTTTTCAATTGTTCGTGAATCTTTAAAAGTTTCTTTTGTGTTTTGGTCTTTTGATCGCCAATATTTGCGACAAGCAAAGACATTGTTAAGATTAAATCTTTGTACTTCATAAATATAGTTTTAACAAATTTACCACTTTTTTAATGGACAAGCAGGATTTCTTGGTGAAAATATCTTTTTCTTTATAATGCACCCACAGATATTGCAGGTTTCAATTAATCCCTTTTCCAAGTATTTACATGACTTGCAAATTTCATACCGAACCTCAGCAAGTTCAATCTCTTCTTTTGTAGGGTTTAAAGAAGTCGCAAAAGACTTAACAATTTCAGATATATTCATTTAATCTTCTTGATTAATACGAATAAATCTCTGTAAGTCATAGTATTTGTTTTTTGCTAATTTAGTTTTTATTTTTTAATATATCCAATTCTGATTTTAATTCTTGTATGGCTTTTACAAGTACTGGTATTAAATCTTGATAATTTAGACCCAAACTTTCTTCGTTATTTTCACTTTTAATTTTAAATACTGCTTCAGGATATACTTTTTCAATATCTTGTGCAATTAAAAATAACCTTCTTTTATTTTCATCATCAGTTTTATATTTACCAATTATTGTTCTTAATTGTGATAAATTATAACAAGCATTTTCTATTGGTTCAATTATATCTTTTGAATTTATATCAGATAAAGAACCCCATGAAGTTCCACCATTTGCAAGAACTACTCCATTTGTATTACTAATAACTCTTATTTCAGCACTTGTTCCTCCATTTGCTTGTATATAGTTTGTTCCATTTCTTCCAAAAATCATTTGTACTCCATCACTTGCCAAAGTCAATTTAGATACTGTACCATTAACTTCAACATCTCCCCCACTCGTGATGCGCATGCGTTCGGCACCTCCAGTAACTAATCCTAATGTATCTGCTGCTGGAAAATAAATACCAGTATTAGTATCTGTTGCATAATGTAGTGATGGTGTTCCTACTGAACCACTTGCAATAGCAATTCTATCACTAACATGAAGACCGCCAGCAGCTAAACCAGCAGATACTGTTGGGTTATTACCAATTACTGCTATCCCCCCACTCGTTATGCGCATTCTTTCGGTTAATGTACCACCGCTTGCAGTTCTAATCCATAAATCAGCTGCGTTAGTAGCCTCACCTCCATTTTGTATTGATAATCCAAAAGAAGCCCCTGGCTTAACGGCGCCAGTTGTGTTTTGAGAAATCATTATAGCAGTTCCAGAAGAAGTGCTAATACCAGTATTAACATCTAAAATCGTATTCGGGCTGCTCGTTCCAATGCCAACATTGCCACCAGATGTTATTAACATTGCAGGAGTTGTGAATGTAGTCCCACCATTTGCAGTAGCAGGTGTAAATTCCAATGCACTACCTATATAGTTATTTGCAGTTATTTGCCATCCCTTTGCAGATGCAGAAGGATATAAAGTTAATATAGAAGGAGTTGTACTGCTGTTTCCTATTGTAACATAATTACTAAAAGTTGCAGCACCAGTTGAGGCGATTGTGAGTCTTGCAGTTGCACCACCAGTTGAAATAAAAAAACCATTTTGCGCTCTTATTCCAAAGTTTCCAGAACTTCCACTCCCCGTTAAACCAGTTTCATTTCCTATATATGCAATAGTTGTAGAAGTATTGTATTTATATTCTGTAACTAAATTTGAAGCATTTGTAGATGCCAATACTAAAGGTTTATCATCACCTCCACTAAACGTAGCACTTGTACCAGATAATGCGCCAGTTAATGTTGTTGTCGATGCTTCTAAAACTCCAGCAACTAAAGTGCCATTTGCTTTTATTCTTAACTTAGTAGAATATGTAGAACCAGTTCTTGTTGTTGATTGTAAAAAGTTTAAATCACCAGGATCAAGCTCATCATTTTTTATTTGCCATGATCTTGAAGCGGCATCACTTCCATATCCTAATTGATAATAACTATTTGCTGAAGTAGCAAAAGTTGTACCTATTAAAGCACCAGTTAATGTGCCACCAGTAAGTGGAAGGTAAGAAGTTGTGTCAATGGTTATTGTTCCATTGCTTGAACTTGTTTTAACAAATCCATTTGAACTATAATTTGTAAATCTTAATGACCTATCAGAATTAACCCTAAAAGCCTCTCCGTTTTCAGAGTTTAATGCAACATAACGAGTTCCAGTTCCGTTAAAATAAATTATATCAAAAGTGCTATGAACCCCTGAATTTGCAACTGATATTCCTACATCTCCATATAAATTATAAATATTTGCATATTTATTACTACCAAATTGTAAATATAAATTTACATTACTATTAGAATAAATATTAAAGTTTGAATTATTGTATTTATTCCCAGCACCTATTGATCCAAAAGTGTATTCATTTGAATTTGTACCTTCACTATAATACATTGAACTACTTCCTATAGCACTTGAACTTGTCCAAATAGGCAAATAGTTAGTTGTACCAGTTCCCGTAACTGGGTTTGTTAATGCAGCTTGATATTGTGGAATATTAAGTGTATTGCTGCTAAAAGTTGCAGCACCGCTTGTACCAGTTGTAGTTAATGTGATTGTAGCTTGCTTATTATTAAATGTACTCCAATCAGTTGAACTTAAATATCCACTAACCGTTGAACTAGCTTGTTTGACTTGTATAGTTGTACCGCTTCCAATAACTGCTCCAGTACCTCCACTTATTGTTAAAACTGAGCTTGTTGCCTCCGTTAAATTACCTTTAGTTAATGTTGGCTCGTAAGAAGGAGTGAAAAATTCGTATGCTGTATCCCCTGAGTTTCTCCTTAAAAGTTGTCCTGAAGTTCCTGTGACTGCTGTAACGGCTGATGTTCCATTTCCTATTAAAACACCTGTTAATGTTGCTGCTCCTGTACCGCCTCTTGCAACAGAAAGTTGACCTGTCCATCCAAGTGTTAAACTTGCTGCTCTTAAAAGTGCGGTTGAAGGTGTGCCACCTAAAGTCAAAGTAACGTTTGTGTCATCTGTTTTAGTTAATGCAGCTCCTGTTATATCTGAGCCTGCAATAGATGACCATGAAGGTGCAGCACTATTTGTACCATCCCCAGTCTGAGAAAGATATTGTTTACCTGTTGTAGTATTTCCTGCGAGTCTTGTCGCTGTTCCTGAAATACCTCCATACATAATATCCCCAAGAGTAGTCATTGGATTTGCAAACCCACCTAATCCTGTTAACGTATATTGAGGAACATTTAAAACACCTGTTGTATTGTTATAAGTTGAAGCACCGCTTGAACCTGTTGTTGTCAAGCTAATCGCCTGTCTTGCTCTCGTATCTGTATAATATAATCTTGTTCCCTCTGTAATATCAGAAGTTGTCAAACTCACTATTCCCGTATAACCATTTACAGAAACAACTGCATCTGTATTATCTACCTTTCTCCATACAGTTCCATCGAATATTGCCCAATCACCAATTTGCCAATCAGTAATTCCGTCAAGATTTGTTGTTCCTGCTGTTGAAACAATGTAATAATAACCTTTAGTTCCTATAGACGAAGTCAAAGTAGGTGTATTTGTACTCGCATTCCAAGTTGATTGAAATATTGAACCACCTATTAATCCATTAATTTGATTTTGTACTTTACCAAATGCTGATAATATACTATCTGTATCTGCTATTGAACCTCCTGTTATATTTAATCCTGTTAAAACCTTTCCAATAACAGCAGAATTTGTCAAAGTAACTGTTGCAGGATTATAACCTGTTGAAGTTGCCTCACCAGTTAACCCTGTAAAATAATTACCACTTGCTTGATATTGCGGAATATTCAAAACATTACCAACCAAAGTTGATGCACCTGAACTTCCTGTAACAGTTAAATTATCAATTCGTTTTGTATATGCATCATCCCATTGAGATTGCCTTGTATTTGTAGGTAATGAATACCCTGTAGCAAATTTAATATCAATAGTTCCTGCTGCTGTGATCGGTACTCCACTAACATCAAACCCTGTAGGAACAGATGCGTTTACACTTGTAACACTACCTCCGTATGCGTCATTTACACTTACAGTAAAGTTTGGATATGTACCACTTACTTCAGCAAGACCTCCTGCTGTTATTGAAACTATTTGATCGGGTGCAGTATTTGTAACCGTAATTGTTCCTGAACCAGTTACAGGTGAACCTGAAATTGAAATACCTGTGCCTGCTGAAGCAGCAACCGAAGTTACTGTTCCTGTATATTGATCAGCAGAATTTATAGTAAAATTCGGGTATGTTCCGCTTGTTGTAGTTGTTCCTGTTCCTGTTAATGAAACAACTTGATCAGGAGCTGTATTCGTGATTGTTAAAGTTCCTGATGATGTAATCGGACTTCCTGAAATAGATATTCCTGTGCCCCCACTTGCTGCAACTGAAGTTACAGTACCATCAAATTCATCATTTGAAGTAATTGTGAAATTAGGGTAAGTGCCTGAAATGCTTGTTGTACCTGCACCACTCAAACTTACTATCTGATCGGGAGCTGTATTTGTTACAGTGATAGTTCCGCTTCCAGTTATAGGACTTCCTGATATGCTAATACCAGTTCCACCTGAAGCTGCAACACTTGTTACAGTTCCTACATTATATGTTCTATCTGCACTTAAATCTTGTGCAGTTCCGTTTATTGTAATTATTCTTGATTGCGGAACAGGTGTATATCCTAAAACTCCTGATATGCTTTTATTTTCCCAAACTCCACTTGTGCTATTGTAAAATAACCCATCGTGATTGACAGGAAATCTTGCAGAAACATCGTGTAATTCTGATAATTCGTAACCGTTTTGAATCTTAACCTCAATCACACCTTGTGTAGGATGTGACCTAACAACAACACCCAAATAAACCATGTGTTGTGGTGCATAAGGTTTTGTTGAAGTAAAAGCTCCTGCTGTTGTTGGACTTAAATACAAAGCAGTTCCGTCAGGATATGCTTGTGTATCTAAATCATTTATCCCACCTGCAATTACAACGTAACCATTGTTATTATTTGTTATGTTGCTTTGAACAATACCAAATGTTTGAGCTGAAGTTGCGTCACCTGTTGCGATAGCTTTTGTAACGGTAGGCAAGTTACCTTGACCTCCATTAATATAAACAACAGTTCCTTTTGTTAAAGTTGCTCCTGTTGAATTATAAACCTCCCTGATTAAAGTTAAAGATTGGTTTATGGTTGTCGGAAAAGTTGCAAGTGTGCCATCACCTTTTATATACTGAGCACCTGTACCTGCACCCGTAACTGTGATTGTTCCGTTTGAAGTTAATGGTGAACCTGAAACAGTAAAAGCAGTAGGCATTGCAAGTCCAACAGAAGTTAATCCTGTGTCTGCGTAATTTGGAATATTCAATGTTGATCCAACTAAAGTTGCAACACCTGAAGTTCCTGTTGTGGTAAGAGTAATATTATTCTGCTTTAAATCTAAAGCATTTTTCAAGTCAGTCTGATTGGATAAAGTTCCTGTAATTGATCCCCAAGCAGCAGGAATAGTTCCTGCATTTGTGTCAATAACAACAACTTGCTCGCCTGAAATTACTTGCGTGGTTGATTGAGAAACAACATTGACATTTGTAATCTGATCCCCTGCATTAATTTCAACAATTTGTTCGGTAGAAGATATGTTTGTACTCATTATGTAGTAATGTCATCTGTTACTGAAAATTCACCCCAAAGATAGGTTTTCACTATTCCTGTATTAAATGTCACTTGAAGATCATATTTATAATCTCCTGCGTCTAAACTTATAACTTTATTTATAATAATGCTATTGTTACTTACTCCACCGACAGTAATACCATCTCCTTCAGTCAATGTTACAACAACAGTTCCTTCACATCCACTAACGATTTGTATTTTAACATCAGCGGTTGAAAGGTTAATTGGTGTACTATCCAACGTTAACGTAAACGTTTGCTGCCATGAATCTCCTTTCCAAATTTGTATATCTAATTGTGCTGGTCTGAAATCACTCATATTAAGGTATTTGACATCTGTTATTTAATGAATCTAAAGTTAATTGAATATCGGCTTGAACTCCTGCAAGAAAATCAGGATCGTATTCTCTATAATAAGTTAAAGGTATATTAAAACCTGTTTCCCAATCATTTGAATTATTTCTAATTTCAGCAACAATGTCTTGCATAATTAGATTTGTATCTGATAATACTTCCAAAGCATCTGTTTCAACCAAATGCCTATCCAAAATATATAAACTTAAATTATAAGTTATTTGCTTTTGGCTTATTGCAGCAGCTCCTAAATCAAAAAACATTGCAGGATAAAGAATATCATCGCTATCCAACTTGTCTGAGAACTCTCCGAACAGGACTGTTTTCAGTTGTGGATGACTCGTTCCGAATCCCTGTATTTGTTTTATTATTTGATTTAGTGTTAGACTCATTTTTCTTTAGGTATAATTTAAGTTTCTCTTGGTTTTTAAGGTTTGCTTTTTTACTCATTGCAACAATTTGGTTTATTTCCTTGATACATCTCCTTAAATGTTCTTTCACCTTTATAGCAATAATCATCGCCAAGCCAAATAGATGCTCTGTAAGCATCGTTGTCAGGCTTGATATCATCAATTCCTGATCCATAATTTAAGTAAAGAGGAAAGTTTCCTTGTGCAGATTCCTGCTTCAAATACTTTATTAATCTTTGTTTATAATATTCTGCTCTTGCTCTGTATCTATTTGCAATATCAATCAAATCTTGCATTGAAGGCAAGTCTGTATTGTCCGATGATTTTCTAATTAAACCTTTGTTATAAAACTGAAAGCTCAAACCTTGTGGAAGTTCACTTAGTACATAGTTTACCAAAGTATCTACCACATAATCATCAAGTAAAGTCTTTTCATCGCAAGTAAGATTATTGCATTCAACTCCACTTTGAAGTCTGTTATAAAGAGCTGATCCAACAGCAGGAAGTATGTAAATATCCTGTGCTGTTTTAATCTCAGGCTTGATCAATTTTTCATCAACATTGTAATGAAGTCCTGATCTTTCTTTAATTGTATCTGGCGATATGAATAATATGTTTAAACTCATCTTATTTTCTTGTTACTACGTTAGCTTTCCATTCATGTCTGCAATAAGGTCTGTGTCTATTTGTGTCAGGTATTGTGTACCATCCACCGCCTCTACTGAATACATCGTATCCAAGTCTTGCACTCATGGCTTCGATTTCACTTCTGCTATACATTTTGTCTGTTGTTACAAAATATTTGCAGAAATCTCTAGATGTATCAATATCACTATTGTTAAACCCCTGCCTCCATTCGTATGAATATCTGATTAAAAATTCAGTTGTTTTTGGTTTCATACCTTCAACAATATCACTAATCGGAGCAGTTAGTTTTCTTTCGATTATTGTTGACTCATTATCTCCTTTCCCAATAGAAACCTCTTTAGATACGATATAACCTTTATCTTCAATCACACCGAGTATTCTCTTAACAACTCCAATATCTTCCTTTAAAACGTCTGCAATGACCTCAGGAGTGATTCTTTTATCCTTAGTTATCAAATCCAATATATTAGACTGCAACTGAGAAACATCCTCGAATAATTGTGTTTCTTGGAAATATGATCTTTGTTTAAATACATTAAAGTTTTCTTTACTTTCCCCAAATTCATTTAGAGAAGAAAAGTCAAACTGCTGTGCCATCTGTACAGATTGTTGTACAGGATTTTGTACAGGTTGTTGTACAGTTTCATGTTGATACTTTGTAATATCAATACCTGCTTTTTCGAGTAGCCATTCTTTTGGTGCAATAGCAAGCAATGTAGCTTCAGAAAGTTCAATACCGATTGGCTCGGTAGGGATGATTTTCATAGGTTCATTATATCCTGCATAATTAGCCAACTGATTAAAAGTTGACTCCAAAAACATTTGCTTTGCGTTTACATAGGTATTCTTGAAAATCTCATAACCATCTCGCATTTCAGTTCTGCTCCCAAGTTTTCCTGCTTCTGCAATACCGAAAATTGAAGGTGTTGTAATTTGATGACCGCTAAATATGTTAGTCTGAATTAGACTATCCACATTTGCAAAGTCTTCTTTTGTCAAATCTGATTGCCCCAAGTCATCAATGATTGGTTTCCTTGAAGCATCATTTACAAATGATAGCATATATTTTATACCATCAGCACCTGTATATGTATTCTTAAATTTACGGTGAATCACACTTTGCTCGTCAGGTGAAGGTTCTCCATTAGGTAGAGTGATTAACTTACTCGCACTAAATCCAGTCTTTGCATTTCCTAAAACATGCTTAGAAACTTCGATATCTGACTCAATATAATTTAATGCACCAAAGTAACCTGGCAAAGCATAAACCTGTGTATATGGTCTGTATTCCTTTATATAAAGAATCTGACTACCTTGTGGATTCTTAGGATTAAAAGCAGGATAAACTTTGTATTTTTCTTTGCTATCTTTCCATTCCTCTTTATACCAGAATTGTGTATTGTCTTTGTTAGTCCTAATTTTAGTATAATCAATATGCCATATCTCAGCTACTTTATTCAATCCCCAAATAACCTCCATATAAGCACCACCGAAAATTTCAATATCTGTGCTGACTTTTCTTGTAAGATCATCAAGGCTTTCACTTCTATTAACATGATCAATAAAATCCTTATTTCCTACCCATCCGTTTCCGCAAATGTAATGAACCTTAGATTTGATAATTGAATTATGCTTTGCTGATTTATTAAATAGTTCAACGAGATAATTAGGATAGTCATTACGATGACCATATCCTACCCAACCTTCACCTCGTTTCTCAACGTATTCAGGCTGCTTGGCTTCTGCAAATTGAACTAAAACAAACTGATTTTCTAAACTCATTGTCTTATTTTATATGTGTCTTTAGTTGCATACTCTGTATATTCAAAGCCATCCCCATCAAGCATCATGATTCCACTTTCTAAAAGTGTTAATCCGTTTGTACTTGTATTGGTTGATGATGTCTGTTGATATACTGAGTATGTATATTGACAATTTAACTTGCTCAAAAAATATTGATTAACGTTAATTTGAAACTTATTATATCTATCCTTATATAAAGATAAATCTTTTGCGTTAGTTAAAACAAATTTTACTTCTGTATTTGTAGACCTTTGTTCAAACACAAATAAATAATTAGGTGCAGAAATAGTTTGCTTTTCTGTTAACGTTAAATATATATATTGAATCTGTCCTTTCGTTAATGTAATCACACTAATAAATGTCAAAAGTGATTGAATTTAACAAAAATGCCCCACCAAAAGGCAGGGCACTCTCACCATTTAAACACTATCTATTATGAACCTGCTGTTTCCAATTGTCCAGCAACTGTAGAACTTACTTCAGGAGAAAGATCAGCCTCTGTGCCTGTAAAAGTCAAAGAGTAACCGCTTCTGTCACCAAGAGCAGCACCTGACTGAGCAGAACCGCCTGTTATGTCCAATCCCTTAGTTAATCCTAAGTACCAATATTTACCATTGTTATCTTTAGCTACTGCAACCAAAAGATTCTTAGCCAACAACAAGATTTCGTTTCTTGTATTAGCCTGTAGCTTATTAAGAATGATTGTCAATTCCTGCTGATAGAAAATAGTTCCATTTTCAACAGATGCATTAACATTCTCAACAAAACTTGAAGTGCCCTTTACGAGTTCATATTTGTAAAATCTCTTACCTGCTTTCTTTGAAAGTGCAGTTACTACACCTCCTGAAACAGTATAAGAGCTTACATCTTGTGAAGCCATAAAGTACACTTCGGTTATACCACCGAGTGAATCTTTACAATCTAATGCATAGCCTTGCGTTAAAGCACAAGCCATTTTGTTAAGTTTTATTTATTTAAAAATAGGGCAGTTTTTTAGGCTGCCCTTTTTATTATGCAAGAATGAATTTCACTACTTCATCAGGGAATGCGATATTCACACCCATTTTGAACTCAGATACAAAACGTACTTGATCAGCTTCTTTTGCGTAGAAGATTTCGAATTTTTCTTCTTCGTTAAGAAGATCAGTTCCCAAGAACATATTGCTCAATCTCAAAGCATAAATCTTGTTTGTACCATTTAAACCTGCAACAGCTACAACTTTAATTGGAGTGCCAGGAAGTACAAATTCAGAATCAGCTTTACCATCGAAAGAGTAATGGAACATATTTGCATTCTTCAATGCGAGTGTATATGTTCTAAACAAATCTTGACCGCAGAAGATAGTCATATCATCAGCAGCTACAACTTG